ATTGCTTCTTTACCAGAGTTTTCGACCTGTTCTAAACCAGAAATAACCACATTACCTGCTAATTGTTTATAATTAAACTCAGCTGCTGTGAATGTATTACTAGTAGATGTGTCTAAAACCTCGTAGCCACTATACCATTTTGCAGTTGAGTTAGTTGCGTATTCTAATTCCTGCACAATAGTTCTACCTGTGGCGATTTGTTTGTTGCCTTTTCCATCAATATGACGAAGCAAGGCATTACCATTAGTTACGTTATCTGCAAGAGTTTTTGAATATCCTGCAAGAGTAGTTGTAACTATTTCGGTAAACGTACTATTTGGACTTGCCATTTTTATACCTCATTAAGTTATTGTTAAACCCACAACTCATTTAGTTATACCTGCACTACTAATTGATTCCATAAGCAAAGCATCTAAATCGCTAGTTTTAACAGAACCACTAGGAGGAGCTGTCGCAGTTCTAGGTCTAACTTTTTTAGCCTTTTCAACTGCTGCTTTTCTCTTAGCATCTTCTTCTGCTTTAGCACTTTTTCTTTGTGATTCTAAAGATTGTTTATATAAATTATCGTCTAATCGTACAGCTTTACTATAAGCATCTTCTAAGCCTTTAGCTTCTCCTGCATCTATTAGATTACCCATTTTAACTCTTAATTGCTCAAAATGAGGATATTTTAAGTTACCCTTAGTATCAGTTGATTGTGCAAAAGTAGAAATTTGATTTTCTGTTTGCTGTCTAGCCGATTGTAGATTTTGCTGTTTGAACTGATTTAGTTCAGCAAGTATTGCCTGATTTTGTTGTTGTAATTGGGTGATTTGAGGGTCGGAATCATTCCAATCCCCAGTTTCTTCGATTGATGAAAGGTCAATGCCATAGCCTTGTGCTAATTGTTTGATTGCCACTTTTGGGTTATTTCTAAGAGCCATATCAGCATTTAGTAATCTGGAAATATATTCGGATTCCCCTATACCACTTGCTGCTATTCGCTGTCTTACTGGAGCTATAACTTTATCTAGTGATTCATAACTTTTGCGTTGTTGAGCTACTTCTTGCGTCTTTCTAGTGTAATCAGCAGTCATCTCTTTATCTCGTTTTAGCATATACTCCTGTGCTTCACGAGGTAAATCTTTAAACGTGCCTTTTACGTCTTCTGACCAGTTTTTTGGAGCTTCTAAAGGTGTTTCTTTCGAATCCTCTCCATCAACATGAGCCACTACAGCATCATCAGAAGGTTCTTCTGTAGAATCTTTGGTTTCTGTTTCACTTTCAGGAGCTACCTGGTCTAATGATTCAGAATTAGATTCTTCGGAATTATTTGTCTCCTCTTGTTTAGGAGCATTAGGAATAGTAGTGTTTTCTACTTCTTCCTTTGGTGTATCATTGCTAGGTGTTTCAGGTTCTTTATCTATAGTTTGGTTAATAGCACCTTCTAATACAGCTTCTAGTGTCGGTGCTGGATTAGGTGCTGATTCCTGTGCAGGAGTGCTTTCTTGTGTCATATTATCCTCTTTTGTTATTGTTAATCATATTATCCCAAAACTTAGGTTTAGTAGAGCCTACATAATCATTACCTACTTGCCTAACATTATGTTTCCTTTCGTGTTCTTTTATTTGAGAACGACTGCCTATAACAGTCTTGTCGATTGGAGACACAAATTCTTGTATATCACCCATAACTTGGTGTGATTTTGTTCTTTTTGTTGCTTTAGTAAACTTATAGTTACTTTTACCCCATTGGATATTATCGTAATTTTTATTGTAACTCATCTTTTGCATCCTGATTTAATTGAGCTGCTATTTTCATATCACTTTGTAATAATGCTAGTTCTTTCTTTGCATCCATTCTACCCTGACTAGCTTGTGCTTCTGTAGCTGTTTTATTACCTACAGTTCTTTCTCTTGATTGTATATCTGCTAGTTTGCCTTGTTGTTTTAACTCTTCTTTAGCCATTTCTGTTTGCATTTTCTGTGCAGCAATTCTTTCAGCTTCTGAAGGTTGTGGACCAGCTTGTAATGCTTGTTGAGCTTGTTGTGTTAGTTGTGCTTCTGTTCTATCTATCACATCTTCAAAAGTTCTACCTACTTTCCATGCACCCATTAAAAATCGTAGGGCTTGAAATGCTAATGGTGTTAGTGCAGGTGATTGATTGGCTATACCTATAGCTTGTTGTAAATATGCACCAAAAGATGATAAAAACTCTATTCTAGTCTTTTTTTCTTCTTCTTCATCTGTAAAAATTGTAGCATCTGATTCTATATCTATACTATATCCTCTTAATTTATCATCACGCATTATTTGCATCATTTCTGGTGTAATAGTAAGAGCTGTCATAGCTGCTAAAGTCTCTGGTTCATAGTGTTCTGCTATAATTTCTGCTTTTAATCTAAATAAATCTCTTATATATTCAGCTATTTCAGATTGTTTTTTACGCATACGCATACTACCAAATTGTGCTTTTAGCTGTTGTGCTGTAGCTGTTTCACTAGCTTTTGTAGAACCTCTAATAATATCTGATATGCCTGTTATTTGATATATTGTGTCTAAAACTTGGTTTCTTTGTTGATATAAACCAGATAAAACTTGTGCTATAGGTGCTATATCTTCTTGCTGAAATACCTGTTGTAACCCACCTTTTGCTGCTAATTGTGCAAAGTTCTCTGATGGCACAAAATCATTATCTCCTGCATCTGCTAAATGTGATAATTCTGGTACAGAAGCATCATATATACCCCTTCTTTTTAATCCTTCTATTAAATTACTTATTCTTGTTGTAATTCTATCTAGTTCATCAGCTTGGTCTTGATACAAAGTAAACTCTGGTATAGGAACATTTGTTTCATTTGTTCTTATAGCTACTAATGAATCAGGGCATGGGAAAAAATTTTCTAGTTCATAAGGGTCATCATCTTCTGCTAAGACTTCATTGTACCCTCTTGATATAAAAAATCTTTTACTGGTGTATTTATCCCAGATTTCCCATACCTCTGCTCTGGAGAATATCTCAGAATATTCTTCTTGATAGCCTTCTGTAGGCTCTGGAGACCAGTTTAAAGGTATATCTTTAGCATTTTTAAAACCTTTTTCTATTAGTTCATCTCTAGTTAATAAATGCCTTCTTGCCTTCCAATATACATCTTCTGGTCTTTTTGCTGGGCTTTCTCTGTAATCTTCCCAGTTTATATAGTCAAAATAACATCTTTGGTCAGCTATGCGTTCTTCTTCTTGGTCTATCATAACCATATTGCCAAATTCATCTAAAGATTCTACTTGTATCTTTTCTTTTACAAAAATAGGCTCATATACTACCCATACTACCCCTCTACCAGGTAATAAATAATCTTCTATTGCTGCTTTTATAGGTTTATCTGCTGAATATACCTCATTACCATATTGTAATGCTCTTTCTAGTACAATAGCTACTTGTCTTGTAATAGGGTTATTATCGCTGTATCTTCTACGCACATCTGCTTTTGGCATACGAGCAAATAATGCACCTTTCATTGTTTCTGTATTAGACCATAAAATATTGAATTGTTTACTTAATCCAGTACCATATCCATCTGTTTCTCTTTCATCTCTGTATCGTGCTACAACAGCTCTACCTCTTTCTCTCCAATCTTTTTCAGATTGGTCAGAACTATCAAGTTCCATTTGCCAATATTGTGCTGTTCCTTGTAGTTTTACTGTTTCTTTTCTAGTTTCTGCCATTAAGTTCCCATAGTCTGTTTAAGCATTTGTAATCTCATAATTTCTTCATCTATTTCTTGTGAAGTCATAGGACTACCCATAGGACTTATTCTTTCTACAGATGGTGTATAAGATTGTTCATTTCTTAATGTAGGGTTCATACTATCAGGCATAGGAACTCCTCTTGTTCTATCTGCTTCCATAGAAGGGTCATTCATCATATCTTGTTCTGCATTTGCCATACTCATATTATTTTGCCTTAACCCTTGAATCATCATTAATCTTTTTTCTTCTTCTGTCATGGGTCTGTCATACATTCTAGGGTCTACTTGCATATTATATCCTTTTTTCTGGTTTTCTAAGTTGTTCTCTGTCGTGTATATCCATCATTTCATCTAGTGTTGGAGTACGC